CTCTTCTCGTGTTTTCTCCCCGACACGCTCGGTTCTGCCCAAAGACTCACCTTTTACGAAAACAATTAAACCTGAATGACAACGAAATCAACCGGCCGAAAACCAAAGCTGCGAGGGGCAACTAAACCACGGCTTCACACACCGCTTCTTAAAGGCCAAAATAAACTCCAGGACGTCAAGGACTTATGCGAGATTGTCAAGATGCCTTTGTTACCGTGGCAAGAGTTTGTTCTAAAGGACATGCTCACCGTTGGTAAGGATGGATACTGGGTTCGCAAGACAAACCTGCTGTTGATTGCACGTCAGAACGGAAAGACTCACTTGGCGCGAATGCTTATCTTGGCACACCTCATCAAATGGAACACCAACGTGTTGATGATGAGCTCTAATAGATCGATGGCTCTCGATACGTTCCGGCAAGTGGCTTTACTGCTCGAAGGCAATGACCACCTCAAAGGATTCGTCAAACAGATTCGATATGCCAATGGAACAGAGTCAATCGAAATGCTATCCGGAGCAAGACTTGATGTTGTAGCAGCTACTCGAGATGGATCGCGTGGTCGTTCAGTCAATGGACTTCTCTTTATTGACGAATTACGCGAAATCGATGAAGAAGCGTTTAAGGCGGCAACGCCTACCACAAGAGCACACCCTGGATCGCACACTTTGCTGACGTCGAATGCCGGTGATGCGTTCTCAACCGTTCTCAACGACACAAGAGAGCGAGCTTTGTCATATCCGCCAAAGTCATTTGGATTCTATGAATACTCAGCGCCTCAGTATTGCAAGATTGAAGATAGAAATGCTTGGGCGATGGCTAACCCTTCACTTGGATATACCATCACAGAAGATGCCATCGAAGAATCGATTGCGACATCATCGATTGAATCAACTCGAACCGAAACACTTTGCCAATGGATTGATTCACTTCAATCACCGTGGCCTCATGGCGTATTAGAAGCGACAAGCGATTCTGAACTTGCAATGAGTCCAGGGCCATTGACTTACTTTGGATTTGACGTCTCGCCATCTCGGAGAAATGCTTCATTGGTAGCCGGTCAATTATTACCGGACGGCAAAATTGGATTCGGATTGCTTCAAACGTGGGAGTCGGCAGTAGCTGTCGATGATCTAAAAATTGCCGTAGACATCAAGTCATGGGCAGAGCAATATATGCCTCGTGGAGTCATGTTTGACAAATACACAACCGCATCGATTGCGGATCGACTTCAAAACGCTGGGGTCATGACAGAAGATGTATCCGGACAACGCTTCTATCAAGCTTGTGGTGATCTATTGGATGCCCTTGTCAATGGTCGAGTCGTTCACTCCGGACAAGAAGAGTTGATAAGCCAGTTCAATAACTGTGCCGCTAAAGTCAATGATTCGGCTTGGCGAATCGTCAAAAGAAAATCTGCCGGAGATGTATCTGCTCCCATATCGGTTGCAATGGTCGTCTCTCAGCTGTTGAAACCTCAATCAATACCACAAATTTATTCTGCTTAGACAATGCGTGTTGATTTGTCTAAATACTTGACAAATGGTATTCTGATGGTCTATGGGCATTCTCCAAAACCTCGGGCTTCGAGCTAAAACTCAAGAAGTCGATTCTCAACGCATTGCAGCTCAATATGCTCCAGCAGTTATGGATGCGCCATTCGGTACTTACTATGGCAATTTTGGTGGATATAACAATTATATAAATTCCATTGATCGTCAGAATGCAATGAGTGTTCCAGCAGTTGCACGATGCAGAAATCTTATTGCTGGTGTTATTGCTTCAATTCCTTTGGAAACTTATAGCATCAAAGATGGAAAAGAATTACCTAATCTTGTATGGATTGACCAACCTGACAAAAGACAACCTCGTGCAGTAACAATCGCATGGACTGTCGATTCATTATTTCATTATGGTGTCTGCTACTGGCGTGTTGAAGAACTATATGCCGATGACAATCGCCCTGCTCGATTCGAGTGGATTCAAAATGATAGAGTCACAGTAAAACTCAATAAAAATTCATCTGAAGTTGAGTATTACATGGTCGATGGCATCCGCGTTCCTATGGATGGCGTTGGATCACTTATTACATTTCAGGCATTAGATCAAGGCATCCTTGTCCGCGGACAACGCACAATTCAATCTGCTATTGACATTGAAAAAGCTGCAAACGTTGCAAGCCAAACTCCACAACCAGGTGGCTTCATTAAGAACTCCGGTGCTGATCTTCCTGATGCTCAGATTCAAGGCTTACTTGCAACATGGAAAGCAGCTCGTCAGAATCGCTCAACAGCTTACTTGACTTCTACTCTTGATTATGTACCAACAGCATTTTCTCCTAAAGATATGATGTACAACGAAGCAGCACAGTATCTCGCAACTCAAATTGCTCGAGTCTGCAACGTTCCGGCTTACATGATTTCAGCAGACATGAATAACTCTATGACCTATCAGAATATCCTGGATGGTCGTAAAGAATTCATGGCTTATTCACTACAACCTTTCATCACAGCAATCGAAGATCGTCTATCTATGGATGATTTAACTCCACGCGGTCAAGTTGTTCGATTCAGCATCGATGAAACATTCCTACGCGCTGATGCGATGGAAAGACTTAACGTTGTCGAGAAGTTACTAAATCTAGGACTCATCGACGTCAATGAAGCGCGTTCAATGGAAGATCTAGCACCAATGGGAGAACAAACCACAAATGATATTAACCTTCAGTAGCTCCATCGAGGCTTCAGATGCCCAACGCCGAATCATCTCCGGCGTAGTTGTGCCATTTAATCAAGTTGGCAACACATCTGTTGGCCCAGTTGTCTTTGAGTCCGGCTCAATAGAGATCCCAACACCATCAAAAGTTAAGTTGCTCGCGCAACACTCAACGAATGATCCAATCGGCCGCGCTCAATCTTTTCAAGAAACAGCAACAGAAATCCGCGGTTCTTTCAAGGTCTCTGCATCACAAAAGGGAACTGATTACTTGCTACTAGCATCAGAAGATTTAATCTCTGGTCTATCTGTTGGTGTTGAAGTAATCGCATCGAAGCCAGGCAAGGATGGAACACTTTACGTCCAGTCCGCTTTGCTCAAAGAGGTCTCACTTGTTGAATCACCTGCTTTCACAGCAGCCCAGGTTCAATCTGTGGTAGCACAAGCTGCTCCAATGTCATCAGAAGATGATCTAGTGGAAGAACTTATCGAATCAAAAGAGGATGAACTCCTCAATCAAATTTCTAACGCAGTCGATCAAATGAAGCTTCTTCAGCAAGTCGAAAAGGCATTAGAGACTCAAGAAAACCTAACCGAAACCGAAAGTGAGGCCATGATGTCGCAAGACACAACAGCCGCAACAACCGAGGCAGCAGCTGCACCTGCGGCAGATGCCTCACGTCCAACAGTTAAGGCAGCAGCTCCTTACATCACATCTACTGTACGTCATGGCATTACATCTGCCGGTCGTTACACAGAGCACAAAATCAAGGCTGCTATGGGCAATGAAGAATCAAAACTATGGGTCGCAGCTTCTGAAGATCCACAGTACCTAACAGCAGCAGTAGATTCCATCGGAACTACAAACCCTGCATTCAACCCAATTCAGTACATGAAAGAATTCGTATCTAACACAAACTTCGGCCGTCCAGCGATCGATGCAGTTAGCCGCGGAACTCTTCCAACAAACGGAATGTCATTCAACGTTCCAAAATTGACAACTGCTCCAACAGTTGCAGCAACAGCAGAAGCTGGCGCTCCATCTGACACAGGCATGGTGTCTGCATACATCACAGGTACAGTTTCAAAGTACGCTGGACAACAGACTGTAACTCTCGAACTTCTCGAGCGTTCAGACCCAATTTTCTACGATGAACTAACTGTTCAGTTGCAACGCGCTTACCTACAAGCAACAGATGCTGCTCTTATCGCAGCTCTAACAGCTGGTGGAACACAAGCAGCAGCAACAGCAGCAACTTCAGCTGGTATCATCTCATTCATCTCAACAGAAGCTCCAGCAGCATACGCTGGAACATCTTTCTTCGCTCAGAACTACATTGCTGGAACATCACAATGGTCATTGCTTCTTGGCGCAACAGACTCAACAGGTCGCCCAATCTACAACGCATCACAACCAATGAACGCTGGCGGAAACGCAGCTCCAACAACAATCAAGGGTAACGTTCTCGGACTTGACCTTTACGTTGATAAGAACGTCGTTTCAACAACAATCGACGAATCAGCATTCATCGTTGCTCCAGAGTGCGTGACATGGTACGAGTCACCAACTTCATACTTCTCAGTCAATATCGTTGGCAACATGGAAGTACAGACAGCAATCTACGGCTACGGCTCAGCACTTGTTAAGCAAGCAGCTGGTATCCGTCGCTTCAACCTAACCTGATCCATCTAGGTAACTAAGTCGCTGGCAGGGGGTCGCAGCCCTTGATCCCCTGCCAGTTTTTAGAAAGGAAAACATGGCAGCCACATACGTCACAGCAGCAGAACTCAAGGCCAATCTAGGCATTGGGTCTCTTTACTCTGACACCATTGTGGAAGAGGTATGCCAAACTTCCGAGGATCTCATCA